GTTTAAAGACAGATGGGGGGATATATTTCATATTAAAAAAGACCAAAATCTAAAGGCAAGATACGAAAACAACTTTATGGGAGTAAGGAGAGCAACTTCTGTAGGTGGAACTGTTACGGGGCAAGGAGGGGACTTCCTTATTGTGGATGACCCTGTGTCGCCTCAACACGCAGCATCAGAAATTGAAAGAGAGAATGCAAACGAATGGTATAGAACAACATTTTATTCAAGGCTTAATAATCCATTGACAGGAGTTAGGATTGTGATAATGCAAAGAATACACGAAAACGATTTAAGTGGTTTTTTAGTAGGACACGAATCAAGAATGAAATACAGACACATCTGTATACCTGCAGAGTTATCAAAGGACATTAAGCCTACCGCATTAGAAGATAATTATGATGAAAATGGCTTATTTTGGTCAGATAGATTTAGCAGAGACATATTAGATGACTATAAGCAAGCTTTAGGTAGTTATGGTTATGCAGGACAGCTTATGCAGACACCAACACCAATTAATTCAGGAATGATAAAGGCTGATTGGTTTAAAATAGACCATACTAAATATGTAGACGAAAAAACAGTTGTAGATTTTGTTATTGACCCTGCTTATACGGCAAATGAGAAAAATGACCCTTCAGCATTATTAGCTTATGCGTTTAGAGACAATAAGTGGCAAATAATAGATTGTGTTAATGTTTACAAAGAGTTTCCTGAATTAGTTAAGTTTATACCTCAATGGGTGGCTAAGAATGGATACTCAAGTAGAAGTAGAGTTTATGTTGAGCCAAAAGCTTCAGGTAAGTCAATAGTTCAAACATTAAAGAAAGATACAGGCTTAAACATTAGAGAAGACAAGCCTCCTTCTAAAGATAAAGTAGCTAGAGTACAAGATATAAGTGCTTCACTTGAAAGTGGAAGAGTTAGCTTAGTGAAAGGAGATTGGAATGAAGAGTTTTTAAATCAACTTGTAAGATTTCCTTCTGCAAAACATGATGATATGGTAGACTGTTTAGTTATGGCTGTTAATAAGAATATGTGGAATCACTCTAAAGTTCTATATTTTGAGTAATCACTTTTAAAAACTTCGTGTCTATACGGATTATTTTTCATATTATTGCGAAAGATTAAGAATAAATGAAAATAGAAGCTATAAATAAAAAACACGCAAGCTATCTCAAGGACTATATAAAAGATATTCAAGAGATTATGTTTGATGCAACTGAAAATGCCAAAACAGGTAAATTTTCTGAAATTAACGACCTTTTATCCAATGTTGTTAGGTATTCTAATAAATTCAAGGAATATACTAATAACCCACAAGAAATCAATGAGTGGTGCTATATGATTCCAAATCTTATGATGTATGCTTCAACAGGATTTTTAATTGGCATTAAAGATGAGAATAATACTGATGATGTAGAGGAAGCTATTGATAGATTGTTTGAAAATACAGTAAAGATAACTTCAGAAACAAATAAAATGTTAGACAAGCTAGAAGCGATAGGAGAGCTTGAAGATTTATTAACTAATTTAATCAAAAAATAATATATGTTATTTGTAGATGTAATTGATGGGGATAAAACGAAAACAATAAATATACCTACAGATTGGGAGGATATGACTCTTAATTATTGGTGCGGCATATTTAGGATAATAAATAAGTATAAATCTAAAAAAGAATTTTCTGAAGAAGTTATTAAGAATGACAACAACTTAGCTGACTATACAAGAGAAATGAAAGATGCAAATTTAGATTTTTTAGAAAAAAGAGATGTAATAAACATGAACAGAGAGTTATTTCAATATGTAGCTCAAGTTAATGATGAAGACATTGAATATGTAGATATGGATAATGCTAATAAAGTTTTAACTGCTATGAATATATTTAGAGATGAATATGTTCCTAAAAGAAAAGAATCATTTGAATACGAAGATAATACCTATTATTTTCCTAAAGATAATATGTTAGATAATACATTTGGAGATTATATTGAGGCTACTCAGTTGGAAATGAATATAGAGCAATTAACACATGGAAATTATGATGTTTTTCCTCAGCAAATGGCTATACTTTGTAGGAGATTAGGAGAAGAATATGACGAAGAAGAAATTAAGAAGAAAGCAGAAATGTTTAGGAATCTTAAAATGGACACAGTATTGGAGTTCGCTTTTTTTTTGACCAATCAAAATCAGAAATTAGCAAGCGTTTTGGCAATGTATTCGGAGGAGAAAGAAAAGGTGGAGGAAGTATAAAAGGAAGGGTAGCTTCAGAAGGTTATTATAAAAAATATATAAGACCTTTTGGTTGGCTAAATAGTTTGTTTGCATTAGCAAAAGAAAAAGTTTTTACAATAAATGGAATGAATGAAATAGATAGTGTTAAGAATACAAATTTATATAAGGTATTAACTTATTTAAGTTGGCAAAATGCAAAAGCAGATTATGATGGGTCTGTGCAAGAAGCTATACACTCTGAAAAATAAAATAAAATGGCAATAACAAGACTGACAGATATAGTAGCGGCAATGAAGAGCAAATGGACTTATGGAGATAAGGATTTTGCTTATGAGTTTGAAGTAAATCAACATCATAATACTCAATATCCTTACATGATGATTGTACCTCCTAACTCTGAGATACCTGAAGTGTATAATGGGTGGGAAGCGTATGATTTTGAAATAGATTTCTTTGATTTATACCAAACTGCATCACAACAAGCAGTTGCTTTAGAGCAAAAATGGGATAACTTAGAGGACTTAGCTTTAGAGTGGTTAAACAATGTAATGATTAACTTTAACAACCCTACAGGAGCAAATGTAGGTATTTATTTCTTAGAAGAATCTATTGGTATAAAGAGAATAAAGGAAGTAGCAAATGATAGGCTTATTCAAATCAAGATGAGCTTTACAATGAGAGGAGTAACAAGATGTATGTTTGGTAGTATTCCAACTCACTCTCCAAATCAAATAGCTAATTTATCAACTTGGTTAAGAGCTGATAGTGGGGTTACATTTGATACACCAACTAAAAGAGTAAGTTCTTGGGTAGACCAATCAGGAAATAATAACAATGCTGCTCAATCTACAGCAACAAAACAGCCATTAAGAATACCTTATGATGGAGCTTCAGACAAAACAAGAATAAACTTTGATGGAACTGCTGATGAATTAGAATCAGTTACTAATAGTCCGATTAATACAGACTTTACTATATTTACAGTTGCACAATCCGAACCTGTAACTCCTGCATTTACAAATACATACTCTACAAACTTTGAAGGTGGGACAGATGTTGTTGATTGTGGAAATCCTGTAGGTGGAGCAGGAGGTCAGCTTTTCTCATTTACAGATGGAGCAGGAGAAGACCAACCATTCAGTCTTAGTGTTTGGGCAAATGTAGACCCTACAGAACCTTGGAGGGGGTGGATAGAAAAGTTAGAATATACGGGGAATCAAAAAGAATATCAATTTAATCCTGTATATTCGAATGGTTATGTATTTATTAAGTTACACGATAATGTGTCAGGGGGATATATAATGGCAAGGTTTACAGCTCTTGAACAGAAAGGGGAATGGGCTTTATATACTGCAACTTATGATGGTAGTGGTCTTGATACAGGTCTGAAAATATATATAAATGGAGTTGAAGTTTTTACCTCAAAAATTACAGGAGGAGTTTATAATGGTATGAGTCTAACTACATCTAGTCTTGATTTAGGAAACGGTAATAGCAATAGTTATGTTGGAGATTTAGATGAATGCAGTATTTATGACAAAGAATTATCTGCTGTTGAAATTGCTGAGATGTATAATTCAGGCAATCCAAACGATTTAACAACTTTAGCAACTAGTTCGATAAGTCTTATTGGTTGGTGGAGAATGGGAGATGGAGCAACATTCCCTACTATTCCTGATGTTAGTACAAACTCTAATGATGGTAATATGATAGGTATGACTTCTGCTAACATTAGAGCATTTGCACCTAATTCAGAAGAAGGCACTTACTTTAGTTATGAGTTTGGAAATTCAAAAATAGCCTTAGGAAGTTCTTCTGAGAGAATATATTGTAATGTGGCTGATAGCTCTCAGGCAGGAGGAGAGTGGAATGCTAGGAGGGTTTGGAATGGAGATAGTTCAAAATATCATATAGCAACAATGTGGTTAGAATCTGCTAGTAAAAATTTAGGATTAAAATATAATAATGACACAACAACATCAATGGAAGGAATAATGCCATCTTATGATAACACACAAACATACAATGCTGCTAAATTTAAAATAGGAAACGGAACTTATTTAGGTAATTTAGATGGAAATGTTCAGGAACTAATAATATACAACAGAGCTTTAACCTTAATAGAACAAAATACAGTAATAAATTACTTAAACAGTAAATACAAAATATACTAATTATGCCAACTTTAAACAATACTTCTATATATTTTAGTTTAGCTCCTAGGAGTTACTCTACTCAAACTTTAGACTCAGGAGGTTTAACTTATGATGTTTTTGGGACACAAGTAGGTCAATTATTATACTCTGCAAATCAAGATATGAATATTCAGGTATTATGGAAAGATACAGGTCTACTTCAAGACCACGAAGGAACAGGTGGTTCTAATGAGAGGATAGCAGGAGACTTAGTAAATGTTCTGTTTGATGTGTATGAGCAGCCTTGTAATTTCGATAGTGCAACAGTTGCAGGAGATGAGTGGAATAAAATATGTACCATTAAAAAATCAAAAGATGTTCCTGTTAAATGGCAGGGATTTAAAACAGATGAAGCTGCTTTAGCAGGTCATAGATTTACAGTAAATTTACAACCTATATTGAACAATTTATTATCTTATAGTTTAATTCCTCCCGGAATAGGGACTTGGGGCGGTAGTGATGATGGTACTACGGGTAAGCAAGATAATGGAATGAATGGCTCTAAAGGTGTTTTTGGAGGTATGAATGGACAATGGCAAATGAATACTGTTGTTAGCACTCAACTGCCTGATATGACCTTTAACTTTGAATCGAATGGCACTTGCAGGAGAATAACTGTAACTGCTAGATTTGAATTATACGCTTCTGATGGGGGTTTAGAAATGTCTACAAGTCCTTCTTCTAGGAGTACATCTTCTTTTTGGCTTTATAATGGTGCGCCTCAAATAGAAGAAAGAGAAGCTTTAGGAGGTGGTGGGGAAACTATGGAGGTAGCTAATTTTGCTAGTAGCGGAAGAAAATTTATGACTGACTGCCCTAATGGTCAAGCAATAATAGGAGGAACAACTTCAAGCCCTGATAAAATATATTTTAAAAAAGTTAGAGCTACCGACAGCTCTGATTATTTGCAATGGTGGCAAAAATACACCCCATATACAAGCAGCACAGATTTATGTACTGACTTTGCATTAAGAGTTGATTATTCTGCAAATAAGGATTTTTCAAGTTCAAGTACAGTATATTTAGTTGATTTTGCAGGAGGACAAAGACCTAATAGGTCAGGCAGTAATACAAGTAATTATAAGTTTGGTAAAAATCAACTTAGAACTTTTGCTCAGAATGTTAGTGTAGGGTATATTAATCAACATAATAATGGAGCAGTATCAAGAGTTTGGAGTGCAGGTTCATATGTTGCAAATCCTATTAGTGCCGCTAAACCATACTATAGAGTTTCAGTATTTACAAAAAATAATTCGGGAGGAAGCTTTAGAAATAGTGAGTATCGTTATTATGAGTTAGATTCAAATATAGACAATACTAATTGGTCAGACATTGATGGCTTTAAAGGTGGGGTAAAATTTATGTGGCTGAACAGAAAAGGGGGTATTGATTCTTATACTGCAGAAAGAAATATATCTTCATCTGTAGATGTAGAACAAGAGACAATTACAAAGCAAACTCCATACTCTAGGTTTTTGTGGGATTATGATACTCTTGGAAGTCCTATAAGTAGTAGGGTTTTAGCAGATATGTACCCTCACAAAAGAGAGGTTTTAAATGTAAATGCAAATAATACATATTCAGTGTTTACTGACCCTGTAAACTCTGCAGAAGCCAAGTGGTTAAAATCATTATTAACTTCTCCTAATGTTTGGGTGGTAAAGGAAAATAGTCGTCAAGACTATATGTCAGATATTGATGATACTAAGCGTGCTAGACCCGGAAATTTAAGTTATATTCCAATATTAATAACAAATAGCTCTACTACTGTTTTAGACGAATCAACAGGATTGGCTGCTATACAAATAGATTTTGTAGACTCTAACCCTATCAATACTCAAAGCAACTAATATGGCTAAAAAAAATATAACTATAGATATTATAGATAAAGAGTATGATGACACATATATACCATCAACAGCTCTTTATGACGATAATAATGTTGGTAATGGAGCTTTTAACTCTAATCTTTATAATGCAAATATAGGGCAAGCAGGGTGTGGATTTTCTAATCCTGCAAAATATAATATAAGTGGAACTAATGGAACTCCTATTAATACTAATCTAAAGCCTTGGTCTTATATGTCTACCCTGCCTCCGGGTTCAGGTTTCTGTCCAATTTTTTATAGGGATACTCCTGTATTACCATTTACAGCAGGGGGTAAGCTTAATTTTCCGGGAACTCCTCCTCCTGCAAGTCTTAATACTCAATATGTGCAAGATTTTGATTTTACAGGAAATCATAGTATATCTAATTTTAATGGGTATATGAATAGTACAATGCAGTCTCAAAATACTTATTTTCCCGAAGGTACTACAAGAGCAATGGGATGGTGGGGTGCTAGTCCTCCTGTCAGTAATGACCGAGCTTGGTATGGCTTCCAAACTGTTTGTTATGATGCAGGCTATAGTCAATTTAATCCTACTTCAAATGGAGTAACTCAATTTACTAATATTCTTAATGCCTATGAATATTTCTTACTTTCTGGAGGCTCTACTGATACTTGTGGTGCAGGTGGTCATTATAGTTTTACGGGTATGTGGCAAAATATTCAAGGTCTTACTGCGGGAGTTACATATGAATTAAAAATAAAGCTTGCAGGGGCAGACATTGCAGGTGGTAGTTATATAGCTATGGGAATACCTCCAGGAACTTATGCCGGAACTTATTACCAACCTTTAGGAGGAGCTAGTGCCTCTATGTATGGAGGTTCTCCCGGAAGTATCTATGGTGGACAAAACACACTATTCCCAACATATTCAGGAAATCTTAGAAATGATATAACCACAGAACAAGTTTTTGAATTTACATCTGTAGGTGGGAATGAAGTTTTTAATATAGATTATATTTCGGATAATGATTATGCAACACAGGCGATAACTATTGATTATGTAAGCATAAAAGTAAAACCTTCTTCACAATTTGGAAATTGGAGTGGAGTTTATACTAAGGTTGATATTGGGGATGCCAACACAGGTAGTCCTGCAGGTATAGCAAAAGTAAGGTGCAGTATAGATACAATAGACACTTCTATAAATGGAGATGCTATAATTATTGGACAAAGCTCTATGCAGGGTTCAAATTTAACGGGAGCAGTAGGGCTGAATAATTTATTTCAACCTCAGATAATAGCTAGTAATAACCCGCTTCTAAACCCTACTCATCCTTTAATTACAGGAATGAATACTTGGAATCAGTTTACACAATTAGGAGCGTCTACAGGGGCTTTTGCTGCTAACGACAGATTGCTTGAAGTACAAGTTCTAAATGCAAGTGGTAACACTATTAAACTTAACAGTTTAGATGTGAGATATACGAGCTATACAACCCCTGTTACTAGTCAGACTATTAATTATGATAAGAGTGTTGTTGGTACTTTAGATGTTTCAGAAAGTGAAGATTTTCCTTTAGATTTATCATACACAATATCAGACGGAAAAAATTTAGAAACTAGATTTGGAGACTACTCTAAAAGTTTTGATTTACCCGCTACTAAAAATAACAATAAAATTCTTAATAATATATGGAAAGCGAATGTAGACCAAAAAGATAAAAAAACTTATGGAATAAAAGACTGCAGAATAAATGTAGATGGAATTCCATTTTTTGACGGAAGCATTCAGGTAAAAAAATCAGTACACGCAGGAATTGCAAAATCTTATAACTGCACAGTATATGGCGGTAATTTTAGTTGGATGAGCCTTCTAAAAGATAAAGGTCTTTGTGAGACTTTTGATGATGGAGACTCATTTCCTTTTGACTACCCTAGCATAGAGTCTACTTGGAATCAAAATCAATCTACTACAGATGTTCAGTACCCTTTAATATCTTGGAGAGACTTTAATGTAGGAGGACTTCAAAATTATATAAATACTTTTGATATAGATAAACTTCCTGACTTTACGGCATCTTTTTATATTTATAATATCATTCAAAAAATATTTAAAAATATAGGATATAAAGTTGATTCTAATTTCTTTGAAACTGCCAACTTTAAAAGGTTGTTATCTAGCTTCCCTTTCCTAAACAATGACGCTAAAGATAATACAGTTCAGTTTACTTGTAATCAGCAAAGAAATTCAAATGATTGGCAAGAAGTTCAAAATGATGTAGGATTAGGTACTATTGGAAATAATTGGACAACTTGCATATTGAATCATAATGTAAGCGACCCCTCTCAGTCTTACAATAATAGTAATGGTGTTTGGACTTGCCAAGCAGGGGGTACTTATGATGTAACTGCTGAGATGGGATTCTCTATAAATCTTTTAAGTGATGTGATGGCAGATTGTGGAGGAAACACAAGTACAAGTTGTGATTGGGGATATACTACTTCGGCTCCTTCTGACGCTTGGTATTGGGCTTCAAGAGTTAAAGTAACAACAGCAGCAGGAGTTGTGTATGGAAATACAACTTCTTCAGGTTGGGGAACGAGTGTAATACACCCGTTAGATTGGTATGGTGTTTATTGTTGGGACACATCTACAGAAAAACTTACTCTACCCTCGTTTAGTGTTACTCTTAATGTAGGGGATACTATTGAGCTTCAAGGTCTTTTTACAGGTCAAAACTTACTAGGCTGCGACCCTGATGTAAGGACAGCATTTGGATTTGATGCAAGCACAGCTTCATTAGGTAATAGACAACCTAGAATGAGTATAACATTCAATGATTCAACTCCTAATATAGGGGGAATTGTTGAAAAAAATAATATACTACCTTGCGGTACTACTCAGATAGGCTTTATAAAAAGTATTGCTCATTTATTTAATTTATATTTCACAACAGATGTGTCTTCTAAAACAATCTACATAGAACCCTTTAATGATTTTTATAAATCAAAATCAGAAGGAATAGATTGGACTACAAAAGTAGATTTTTCTCAAGATATTGTAGATGACTATGATATAGGACTTAAAAGTGACCTTAGAATAGGATATAAAAAAGATGGTGGAGACAAGTATATGGAAAACTTAAATTACAAGAGCAATATATATGGAGACACAACTAGACTGTATGATTATAATGAAGTTTTAGGAGATGATTTTGAATCAGGAACACTAGAAATAACAAATCCTTTATTTGCTGCGTCTACTCAGGTTTGGGATAATGATGCTCATGATGATAACTCAGTTGCTAAAGCTCCTGTATTAATACCTAACGCATGGTCAGAAGATTGTTATAACGGAATAGGGTTAGGAAATAATCAATACCGACCATCTCAATTAATTGATGGGCATAAACCTAGAATATTTTACTACTGTTGGGAGAATCCTGTAAGCTTTACAACTATTGCAAATGGTTTGGTTGCTAATGCAGGTGGAACTCAAACATATTGGTCAAGAGTATTTAGTGGTGGAGGTGGGTTTCAGAATCAAACAGTTTATCCTAGAGCTACATTTGTAGATTGGGAAGAAAGAGTTCATAATCAAACTATGAGACCTTCACTATCTTTTAATGATGAATCCTTTATTGCTCCGGGACAATTTTCTGAAAATACAGTTCCGGGATTATATACTGTTTACTATAAAAATATGATAGAGCAGTTAAAAGAAGCTCCTAGAATAAGAACTGTATATATAAACTTAAAAATGAAAGATATACTATCTTTAGATATGAGAAAGCTCGTTTACCTAGATGAGACTTGGTGGAGAATTAATAAAGTAGATGGATATAATCCTGCTAAAAATCAAACAACTAAGGTTCAGCTAATACAATGGATAGATGTAGGTTTTTATCCTATATATAGTAATGGGATTAAAATAGAATACTAAAAATATGGCAACTAATGAACAGGCAGTAAGAACAATTCCTAAAAGGACACATTCATATAATAATGTTCCTTTAAATTCTAATAACGGAAGGAGAAATAGTAATCCTGTAACTCCTAACGATATTCATGTAACTGATACAGGTATAGTTAGAGAAAAACAGGGTAAGGTTTATTACAATACTAATCCTGAAGGTGTTGAGTTAGTTACAGATGGTAATTTTCCTTTACCTAATACAGAATGGGATTTAACAGGTGCAGCAGAAGTAACAGCATTAGGTGGTCGTATTTATTCAATTTCAGGGGGTGTATCTTCATTAGACCAAGGCATTGGGATGGTCGTTGGCAAAAACTATAAAATAACTCTTGATGTAATCGCAACAAACGGAAAAAAACTTAGCAACCCAACAGGAGCAAATATATATGATACATCTACAGTTGGTAGTAAGGTTTTTTATATAACTGCGGCATATTCTACTTTGTATTTTAAAAGATATTCAGGTATAACGGATGTAACGATTGACAACGTATCAGTAAAAGAAGTAGTTGGCAATACAGAATCATTATACCACGAAGTTCTTGTTACAGATGAATTTAATAATTTAGTAGCTTTAGTAAGAAATTCAAATGAAGGAGATATTAGTACAGGAAGTTACGAGAATAATCAAGGTGTAAAAAACAGACCTGTACCTAGAACTAAAACAGTAGATGGTCGTACTAGCAGAAATATAGATTCTAATGGACAACCAACTTTATAATGAGTGGTGGATTTGAAAAAATAGCTAAAGTATTATTTACTGAGGGAGAGCAAATGAAAAGTCTTCTTCAGCAAGAGCTTATAGCTCAAGAGCATATAGCATCAGGTAAACTACACGATTCTTTTGATGTAGACTTTAATGTTTTTGGAAGTGCTATTCACTTGAATATAACTAATAGTGCGGGATATGCTATAGCGGTAGATGAAGGAGTAAAAGCAGGAACATTAGTAGGCATAACAAAACTAATAAAGTGGGTAAAAGATAAACAAGCAAGAGGAAAGATGTTGCCTTTTGATAATGAAATTGCAATAACTATAGCTCAAAGAGTTCAGGACTCTATAAGGGCAGGAGGAACTACAAGTCCTAAAGGATTTATAGGAAACGCAATGGAAACTGCTGAGAAAATAGGAATGTTTGAAAGGATAGCGGCAGCAACAGGATTAGAAGTAGATGCAATTTTAGGGCAATCAGAAATAGATGATACAATAACAATAACCGCAACAATATAAAATTATGGCAGGAGCAGAGCAAAAAATAATAAATGTAAAAATTAAAGGTGTTAATGACCTTCTTAAACTAAAGAAAGCATTAAAAGACCTTAAAGACGAACAGAAGAAAGTTACTAAAGTAAATAAAGAAGGCGAAAAAGAATGGAAGGATAAAGAAAGGGCTATTGATAAGGCAACTAAAAAAATAAAACAAAACAGAACAGCATTACTTGCTCAAACAAAGGCTCAAAAAAAATCTACTGCTTCAGGGAAGAAAATGGGAGCAAGTATGCTTAAAGTGGCTGCAACTATAACGGCAGTCGTTGGAACTGCTAGAGCTTTAAGTAGAGTTTTTGTTTCTGCATTTAAAACCTTTACTGAGTTTGAGTTCTCAATGGCTAAAGTAAGAGCAATATCAGGAGCAACAAATGAGGAGTTTATGAAG